CGTGGACAATGCGGTTCGCGTCAACCGACATCGTAACATGATGACCAGCCGCAAGGTGGATATCACCGCGCCGCCACGGTTTCTTAGCTTTTACAAAACCAGATCTTTCCAACTGTTCGCCGAGATTTCTTGTGGTACTGTACGGACTGACTGGAAACCCAGCTTGTGCGAGTGCCGTTCCCACGAATGAGGAACAATCATAATCAGGACCATTCCGGTGTACCTGTGAGTAACCGTGGCGATCATCGGAGGCGATCTGTTCCTCCCATGCAACTGCGTTTTCGATTTTACTCATTCTTTCCACCTCCTAAGTGCTGGCAAAGCGAATTAATCGCGGTTGTATTCGCTTCTACACTTTTCCGTAATTCTTCCATTTCTTCCTTGTGTGCGTCTTTCTCTTTGACAAGATACCAAAACAGCGCGCCGCAAGACACGATTGGAAAGCCGAGACTGCCAATTAACTGCGTAACCATTGTCACATCCATTCGTCCACCTCCTTATCCTGCCATTTTAACCAGTCTTCAATTTCACTTAATTTATCACACATAATAAAATTATGAATGAATCGGACTGGCGATTTACTGTTATACGCGTTACCATCCATAAAAAAGAAATCCCACAAATACCGGATGTGAGACTCATAATTTTCATGTGGGACGATAATCAGAGTGTCTTTCTCATCCACTTTATAACGTACCGTATAAGCAAGGTAGGCATTTTCTTTTTTCATCATTCCTACGATCATATTAAAAACGATATTCGCCATCTTTGCTCCTTTCTTCCTGCCCATTAAAACAAGGAAACCTTTTGACCTGCCAAGGACAGGGCGGCTTACTCAGCCGTGGCAACCCCTCTGAAAAAGGTTTCCCCGTATTTTCATGATACCTCTTTTATGTCCGTCTGTCAAGGACTTTTGTCCGTCATACGCAAACTATTTATAAAGATCAATCCCCAATAACTCAACCGCCATATTTTTGCTTTCTAGATTGTCAAATCGCAAGTATGCTTTCCGGTACGCGTCAACCAGATTTTCGAATAGATAATCATAGTGTTCCAACATAACCGTGTTCTGTGTGTGATCACCGTCCCGAAATACAGCGACAAAATTACAAGACGGGTTATAGTTGTGCGTAATATAAATGTAACCCTCTTCGTAATACTCATACACCCCATAACTTTTTCCGCTGTGTTCGATCGTAAACAGATACCGCGACCGTCCGGTCGGCTTCTGCACAAACACAGCATCGTCAATCAACATCTGATCTCCGACGCTCATGCTCTGCATATAGTGACCACCGCGGAATGCTTTCAGCGCAGTATTTTCCCACATCGCCTTACTTGCGCTGTCATTGTGGGTAAATTCACACACAAAACCACTTCCATGCATCATTTTGGTTTCTTTCTGATACCGTTTGTGGATGCCAAAAAATACAAAATAGGGATTGAGCAGCGAAATATTATTCGAAGCCATCACCAGCTTAAACCATCTAGACTGACTTCCATTTCCACGGCTGATCGTCAATAACAACGATTGCAGTTTTTCGCTCTCTCCTTTTACGTACTGCCCGCTCTCCATGGAAAACTCATCAAAAAACAAAAAGTAAATATCCCGAAAATACGGCGATAATTTTTTCACGCTGTCCATCTTACTGCCAAAGCTAAACGCACATCCGAACGGCTCACCGTCCAGAAAATACCGCACGACATTTCCGTTCTTGTCCAGATTTTTATAGGTAATCACACTACCCAATTTTGGGTACATTCGCAACATATCCTCGTACATCGCCGCCGCTCCCGTCATTTCCCCTTTTGTCCGAAAAATCCATCCGGTCTGCAAACCATATTCTTTGCACAAGATACAACTCGCCGCGGCAAACGCACTGGTCTTTCCGGCACTACGGTTAGAACACGTAATTGCCACGCCTGCGAACTCCCCGTCCACGTCCGGCTCCGTAAACAACCGGATCGGGTTGTAATACTGTATCGGCTTACCATCATCCGATACCGCTTCAAATTTCACGCCATAATCTTCAAAAAGTTTTTCCCATTTGATATCATTCCAAAAAATCATTGTTTCACGTGAAACATTTTGTTTCACTTCCTCCTTTCTAGCATTTCCACAACCCGCGCACCGCGTTACCGCGGTTGTCGGAACCTCTAACTTCCCGCCAGTTCCCCGCCAGCAAAACCGCAGGCAATCTCACGTTTATCGCACGATGATCGCACGTTTTGACTGCGGATGGACGGCGGTGAAAGGCAGAGCGTCGCTAAGTATAAAAAAAGCTACGCTGGAAAACGTAGCTTTTTACACGTATGGAATGAAGTTTTATAACACAAGATATAGTAACAATCAACTACAGGTAAACGAAATCCTCAAGTTACCGTCCGCCAGTCGGGGCGCGTACCCATATCATGCCGGTTTACTCGACAAACGGGTTAAACTTTTCGGTGTCGCCGAATTTATGAACGTTTACCGCGGAAAGGTATGCGGTGAATCCCTTGTCGCGACGGAACTTGCTTTCTCCGATAGAGATGAACAGGTCAACGACTGCTCCTTTGCCCAGTTCGTCAACGCTCGAAACGGTGTCGCTCTCTACGCCGTCCTCGTAAAAGTCAACGCGGTAATTGGTCTGCGCTTTCACGTAGAGACCCGCTTCGTCGGTTTCTTTCGCCGGAATCCATTTTGCTTCTGCGGCGGCATCTTCACCAAACTCTTCGATGATTTTGTCAAAGATTGCTTTCTGCTGATCGGCAGAGATGGAAGCGGAAAGAACGCTTTTTCCATCTTCCTCTTTTGCGTATTTGACAGTTACGTTGTTCAGTCTCATTTTTGCTTTACTCATGATTTTTTCTCCTTTTAAGTTCATTGTTTGTTATGCAGAACCGCGGCGCGTTGCTTTGATCGTTGTCTTATCTGGCTAATTCCAGACCGCGGGTTGTGCGCTTAGTCCAGTCTTTTTGCTTCTGCAAAAAACTGTTCGTCCGGCATTTCGTAGCGAGCGGAAACCGTGTCAATTAAGACGCAAACGGAATCTTCCGGCAGTCCTGCCGAGATGACAGCATCTTTTTTGGCTTTCTGCGATTTTAATTCTGAGTCAGACTCAAAAAAACCGAGTTCCTGTCTTGTTTTTCTGTCAATGACAGCGTACTGCCATTTTTCAATTTTTGTGCGTACCATGTTTTTTTCTCCTTTACTTTATGTGGTTATTATTTCTTACAAGTATTATAATAGCACTATTCTTTCAGAAAGTCAATACTTTTAAATAAGAAAAAGAAAAAAAATATCCAAAAATAAAAGCAGAATAGCAAGGTCTATTTCCTCTTCATGCAAAGCACAGATCGTTGCGATTAAAAGTAACATAAAAAAGATAAAAAATCTCATTTTATTCTCCTATTCCGGTATCACTCCGTCTTGAGAGTTTACCAACACTTCATAGTATTCATTTGATACTCCTAAGGTATAAGTGGTATCAATAATTCCGATATTACTAGCCGTCAAAATTTCTTCCCCGTTTACTTTGATGTAATGTGGTTTCAAATTATTGAAACAACTGATCGTACGACCAACATTTTCCATCCGGCGGAATAGCCGGAAATTATTACAGCACTTTATATTTTCCGCGCCTGATTTTTTGTTCATGCCAGCGACCGTAGACGTAAAACGCACGGGGTCTTTGCCGGATTGTGCCGCTTTTTCGTCCCATTCTACTCCGCAATATTTCTTTGCCCCCAGGGTTTTAAACTGAACATACAGATCATCCATATCCCATACGCCTAGAATGTAGCGTTTTTCACCTACATCGCAAAACGCGGGAATGTCGTTTTCAATCGCACGTTTTGAAAGTAATTTGTTTTTCGCTTCAAATTCTGGAATATGTATATCAGGATGCAGAAATTTGATGCTATCGGTATCGCAGTAAACAACATCCATGCCAACCACATCTAGCATATCTTGTAACTGCTTTCTAGCGTGAGCAGTAACGTAGATACCCCATTGATAGTGCAAGAAACTATTCTTTCCATCGTAATACGTGTTCAGTGCTTTTTCCGCATCTGCTTTTTCCCTTGACCATTCCCCTGTGGTTTGATTCATTACCCATTCGTCCTGTAAGAGATCGGTGACACACATTCCAAACGTACTATTCAATTTATTCTTAGATTTCATATACTCATATATTTTGTTGGAATTTCCTTTTAACTTGCTTTTTGCGATAAAAAACGACATCATTGTGTTACGCATACTGTCCGGTAACTTTCCGCGCGCGGCTACGCAGCACTCCGACACGGTAAAAAAGTCGTAAGCATACTGGTTTCTTATGATTGCTAAGTCGATTTCCGTCATTGCAATTTCACAGCAATCAATCGACAATACGCGTCCATTGTCAATCACACAATCTTTTCCGTGCTTCTGGCACTTTGACAATGGGATGTACGGGACGGGGATATTCTCTTTTATGTGCAAATTATTAAATTGTACCCGCATGATAACACAGCGCGCAGCACACAAATTATCAAACTGTTCTTGCGATGTAATCTCAACCGCCCGAAACGCACTCATGGGATAGTAACCCATTGCTATCTGCGCGGGGTAGCTGCTAGAAATATCCATACTTCCCATTACGATTGCGTTTTCCCCTTTTTTCGCGGTGATCGTGTGCCCCGCGTGGATGCGGTTGGCGTGCGTGTTGCCGCCGCGGAACGCGTCTTTGCAGAGTTGGTACTGCGGTAACGTAAGCGCAAGATCGGTAAAGGTATCGGGATAATAGTTTTTATCCGCTTGCATGGCACGGCGGAACTCGCGGCGGACGTAGCCAGTTGAGGTAAGGGGGATTTCTGCAAGATTATCTTCTTTACGCGCGGCGCGGATGCATTCACATAAACCGCGAACGTCATTGTAGCAATAGCCTTGCTCTATTTCTGTCAGAGGGGTTAATGGGGTTCGGATTTTTCTGTAGTCGTATGTATCAACGAGTTTATAGTGTGTTACTCCCTCGCTGTTTTCGCAGAATTTCGAAAGACTCATATTGCTTAGAAAGTAAGAGCATCTAAACTCGATACCATAACGATGCGAAAAGCATTTCATTACCTTATGTGCATCTCGTGCAAAAATTTCAGAAAATTCAATAAAATCTTTCATAAACTGAAATTCATAAGACAAGTTATGAACGTACACAACCACGCGCTTCCAATCAGAAGTATGCAAATACAAATGCAGTTTTTCACAGAATGAAAGAAACTCGTTCCATGTGCGTCCAAAACACACGGTATCTTTGATACAAAATTGCCATTGATACAGAAAGGCGGTTCCTTTTACCACTTTTTCACCTGTCTTATTATAACGCACGTAGTCCAACTTTTCCAGTGTGGTTGTTTCGATGTCAAACGCCATTTCAACATCGTAATAAATGACAGGATTTTTCTTTCTTCCACGCTTGCGGCATTCGCGTACAGTCTGGAAAGACGAGAACGGAAAATCATTGACCGTGTAAATTGTTTCACGTGAAACATTCTCTTTCCCGTCTATAATAACAGGCACTTCTAATTCGTACATTTTTTCACCTACTTCAATTTTAGTCTAGTTTCTGCAAAAAGTTCTTCTTCTGTGATGTATCCGTCCAGATACTCTTTATACTCATCCATAATATCTTCGTAATCATAAGTATTATCACTCATTTTCAGAAGAAAATCATCGATGATCTGATTTGAGTCTAACTCTCTTCTCAGACTCTTCTTATATAAGTTGGATGTCAAAAAACGATATAAGTCCTTGTAATTGCTTTCGTCAACGTTCCCAACAATTTTCCCATCCTTGTCAAAACGCCGTTGCAACTCAGCTATTCTGTACCCCTCCAACGTTGTTTCCGGTGCGTTCAAAAACGCAACCATCATATCCCACTCCTGCCGGAGAGATGCATCCGATCGTTTTACGCCTTTCAAAAAGCGATCTTTTGACCTCCCTTGTGACGCAAAAAATTCTTTTACGCGTCCGTACGCCCATTGGTCGCGGGCGTGAATTTTTTCCAGTTTGGCAAGGCGGCTGTTTGCCGCCTGCGCAACGCGTGGAAGTTCGCGTTTGATCTGGTCGATGGAGAGATCGAGTTCTTGATAGATGGTGTAGTCCTTTGATGCTGGCATTATTCGCACCCCCTAATAAAAAGTTTTAATTTACAGGACTCAATTTCGAAACCTAAAACTTCCTCAGACATGAAGTTTTCTTTTCTTTCACTGTAGACTTTTGCGTAATCCATGGCAAATTCACTTACTAATACGTAATATTCTTCATTAAAAATGGTAACACTAGCGTAAATTTCGACTTCTAAGCACTTCATACCGCGATACATTTTTACAAAATCTTTTACTCTCATGATGAGACCTCCTTAATATAAACAGTGCTCTCCATTTTCTATCGTATACAATGGACACAACGTACAATTATCGTTAGCAGAACAGATAACTGAATGTTCGATTTCAATATAATAAGTTATATAAGCATAACGAGTGCTTGCGGCATTGTTGGATTTTACAGTAAACCCTACACCAAAACGTCCTTTATATGGTTTCGGATTATAGGTTGCATTTTTACGAATGTAACCGTTGGTCATAGACGAGTGAGAATAGGCATACACTTTAATCTCCATTCCTACTTTTCTTGTTACATAGAAAGGCAGGTCAGCAACGCTATTTTGCATTTTAACAAGTTCTTCATAAGTCATTTTATTAAGTCTCATGTTATCCTCTTTTCTCCCCGTATTGCCGATAGGTCAGCGTGTTATTTATTATATAAGGTCAAAAGTTTCCTTATCAAATCTAACATATCCATCCACATATGCCAATTCATAATATTCTTTGCACTCGCGGCAAGAATACGTCTTAGTATACGGACCTTTAAAAACTACATATTTTTCGCCACTACCATCATCTGAATACAAACATAATACGTCCCCCGTTACACTGAATCCCGGATTCATCTTTTCAAAAAAATCTTTCTCATCCTTTGATAATTCGTTTTTTTTAAGCATAATTTTAATCATTGTGAAATCCTCCATTTTTTTAATGTTATCTATTGCAAGACATCTTGTAAGTAGCAAATATTTCCGGTCTAAGATCTGAGTAGTAATAAAAAGCATCTTCCGAAAAATGTTCTCCATTTACTATTTCTATTCCATTTTCATAGATGGAAAAGAAAATTTCACTATTTTCTTTCATAGCTTGTGAACAGAAAGTTTTTACTAATTCATTTGCTGTTAATAATGACTCAACTTTATATCTGTTAATCTCTTTTCCATATTTTGTTACTACAACTTCATAGCCACTTTGTCTCTTAATTTCTTTCATTTTTGTTTCCTCCATTTTCTATTTTGTATTATTGGTTTTCCTTGTTTCTGATATTACAATACCACTTTTCTAGAAATATGTCAATACTTTTTCTAGAAAAATTTCTAGAAAATTTATATCACTAATCCTACACACATATATAAACCAACTGACTGTCCGTCACCCGGAGGGCAACCGCCTCCGGCAGCCATCTACCGACAACCGACCGATCACTCACGATTACTAACTTTACACATATAAATAACAGGCAGTCCGCGGAGCGGACGACACCGGGCGATCACAAACGTTACACATATAATCAACCACATGGCAGCCGCGGGCAACCGCGGAGCGGTGACCCCGCAAGGGCAGGCGCGGACGGGAGCGAAGCGAATGGACGCGCCGTGTCCGCCGTACGCGAACACTTTAGCAGACTAAAGTGAGTCCCCGTTTCCGAAGTGTCCGCGACCCGCGGACAATGCCGCCGTTTTGTCCACTTTTCGGGCAAAATGAGTTAAAAAAACGGAAGAATTGTGTGTGAATCGGGATGAAAACGTGAATAATAGAGGCGTTCCGCTTATAGTGATAGGTAATCCTTTGAAGTTATCGCCGGATTTTCCCCCACTCCACACCGGACGTGCGACTTTCACCGCATCCGGCGTTCCATCGGTTGTTTTCACAAGCATTTAATCAATCACCAAATGAAATGTTAGTTTTCTATTGCGGACAAACCAGCCTGCTGGCGCAGACTGTTCACTTTTAACATCAGTTCCTTTGTTGCCTTGAGCGTGTCGGCTATCTCTTTTAGCTCATTCTTAGGACACTCTTGCAGGAGTGGAAGAAATCTATTATGGAACAAAATCATATTTCGATAGCGTTCCTTGCCGCCCAATTCTGCCGGTGTTTTCAGCCAGCATACTATGTCAGCCGCATTTTCAAAGAGTTCCCCACTTAGCGCACATTTTCCACGTTGAGCCGAGAATAGTGAAATCCTGCTGTCAGTAAGTTCTGTGCTTCGCCCCATAGACGGTTGATTCCTCAAACCTGATAGAACAGATGAGTTCATACTTAGGTTCGTGTGTATCAATGCCCGTCCCTCTACCGTGTAACTGCAAACCGCCGCTTTCTTTGCCATCGGTATCTTGTTCTTGATGTATGCGATAGGGTAGATAGGTTGGTCGATTCCAGATACATACCGTATCATTGCCGACTTTCCAAACCGTTCTTTTTCGCTCTCGGTCATTGCGCCGCCCTCTCGAACAAGTCTGCACCCGGTTTCTGTATTGAGCCGATTTGTTAAAACTGTCATGACCTGTCTGTGGATTTTCCTGCAATCAATGCTGATGCAGGTGGCAAGTTGAAAATAATTCTGTATTCCCAGAACCATTGAATTGTACAGCCGTATTTCGTCCAAAGGTCTTTTTCCCT